AGCGGTTGGCAATCGCCTTTGCGGATGGCGGGTTTACCGGGGCTGTCCGCAGGGCCGCGGACGCCGCGATCTTTGTCATCGACATGTACTCGCGTCTAATGTCCAGTGTCCCCGGGCTTACCGTAGTCATGGCGGGGCTTGCCGGCAGCCTGCTTGCTGTCGGCGTCGCGGCTCTCGGTGTCGGCACGATATTGCAGGCCGTCAACTTTGCGCTAGCCGGATACATCACGGCTGGGGCGACCGCAATAACGTTTACACGGGCATTCACGGTCGCGATCGGCGGACTCACTACAGCACTCGCCGGTCTTCGAGTTGCGCTGTTCAGCATCCCGGGCATCGGGTGGATTGCCGGTGCCGTCGCCGCCATCGGAGGCCTGGTGTGGTGGGCGGCATCTTCCTCGCGAGCCGCAGCCGAAGCCGCCGAGATGGCGAATCGGTCCGGAATCGCTAGGGACGTAGACCGCAAGCCTCTTGGGGGCGGCGGCCCAATGATTGCCGGCAGGCCGGCCCTCGGCGGCGGCGACAGCATCGGCACGTTCTTCGGTGGCGTCGCCTCACAGCTCGCTATCGGTCCGGCCCTCACGGTGGCCGAAGAGACGGCGGACAACACCGCCCGCACCGCCGACGGCGTCGAGGAGCTGGTCGCCGCAGGCCGGGTCCTGCCCAATGCCGGCGACCTTCGGGCCGGGATCCGATCGGGCGGCCCTGTAGCCGCCGCCGGGGTGGCCGCCACGAGCGACCGAGATCTGGTCTCCGCTGCGGAGCGAACAGCGATGGCGACCGAAGAGTCGAACAGCTTTCTCCGAAAAATGGCTGAGTCCTACCACGCCGGCGTCGCATTCAACTGAAAGTATTTCGATGGTCAAGATTCCTAAAGACACAATAGAACGGATCGACTCAGGATCTGGTCAAGTCTCGACCAACACCGACGGGCTCATGGCTCGCGATGTCACGATGCGGTGGCTCGTCCACTCAATCGAAGACTACTCAATGGCCGAGGAGAAGGCGGCAACCCTTGCCCCGCTGTATTACGACGGCCACGTTCGCACCAGTTTGGTGGTGCGGCCGGTCGGAGCCGGGTGGTATGAGATCGAGGCCAACTACGGCAATTCGGGTATCCCTGCGTACCCGGAAAACTCAGGGTTTATGACCGAGTTCGACGTAGAGATATTCCCGGCCGGGCTGTCCGTGGACACGACCACGAAAAACGAGCACATCACGACGGCGTGGGTAGATAACGACGGCGAGAATCCAATCTGCACGGGCTACGCAGCCGAGGGCGAGACTGCCCCAGAATCCGAGGGGGCGATCAACGTTTCTGGAGGCAGGGTCGGCGGCATCGATGTGGCGGTGCCGTCGTTTTCGTGGACCGAGACGTGGCTGATTCCGGCGTGGTTTCTCATCAGCGGAACGTTTGAGCCAAGAAGATCCGACTCAATGTTGGGAGGGATAGAAGGTGGTGAGCCATACGCCATAACACTGCACGACATGGGCGGGTCGGTGAATGAGGAGTATTTTCGCTTGTTCAATCCTGGTGAGGTGCTGTTCCTTGGTGCGAAGTTTGACACCAGCCGATCGTCGACACTCGTTCCGGTTTCGTTTTCGTTTACGGCCACACCCAACCGTAAAAACTTCAAAATCGGGGGCGTGACCGTCGCCAAAAAAGACGGTCAGGATTACATGTGGGTCCAGTACGGCGACGCCAGCACGGGTGGGTCTCCGGTCAAGCGTGCGAAGTACGTCTACGTCGACCAGGTCTATCCACGGAAGGATTTTGGAAAACTACAGATCGGTCAGGACTGGCCGCGGTTCTATCTTGTCGGATCGGAGAAGTTCTACCAGCCGATGTTTGACGAATATAAGGGGAAGGCATGAACCCCCTCCGGCACGTCCGGCCCGGCCAGCCTGTGAAGATTGCCGCGTCGACGTGTAACAAGCTCGTCGAGGAGGTGAAGTTTCACCCGCGTGCGGTCGGCGAGACTGCCGATTTCCCCCGCACAAACTTCACCGTGCGGATGAAAAACTTCACCACCGGCACTCTGGAGCGGTGGGGCGTGCTGCAAATCGACTCGCTGCTCGAGACACCGACCGGAGTCACCGGCCCCGACGTGGACTCGTTCCAGTCGTGGCCCGGCGTGGTGGGCGTGGTGCCGGGCCTCGGGTCCGCAGACACGAAGTCGTATGTCGTGGCCGTCGAGCCGATCCCGGCCGGCGAGATCGGCCAGGGGGCGATCAACGGCGTGGTGCAGGCGAGGGTGCAGATGCGATGCACCGGGCACCAATACGCCAAGCCAAAGACAAACGAGATCGGCTACATGGAGTCGGCCGACTCCGGCCCGTTCCGAATCGTATGGGTTGGGGCCACGGGCCCGATCCCCACCGGCACCACAGGGCCAGGAACGCCGTGGGCGCTGTTGATGTTCGGAACCGAGCGTATGTCGGAGTCCATCGAGGGCCACTCCACCGGATCAGACCAGCTCCTGGGCCACGGCAAGGCCGTCACGGGTGCGAGCGGATGCGGCGCGGATCTGAAGTGGTTCACCGTGACCGAGTGCTCCGGGAACCCGTCCTACGCCTCCAGTTACTTCCTCTGAGGTTCCAATGCCAGAAGCATTCGCCAGCCGGGGCTACCGGCTTTCCACCACCGGCACAACCTACGTCGCTACGGGCGTGACCGGAACCACCGGCGTGACCGGGGTGACGCTGATCCGGTCGATCAGTGTTGCCAACGTGGATCTGACCAACGCCGCCGCGGTGACAGTGCGGCTGCACCAGGGGGCCACCGGCTACGCCCTGGCGGCCAACGTCAATGTGGCGACCGGCACCCGGCTCGAGGTGCTGACGGCACCGCTGGCGGTGCGGCAAGGGGATAGCGTGTCGGCCACGGCGTCGGCAGTTGATCGGTTGGAGGTTGTGGTCTCGTCGCTGGAGATCACCTGATCGTGCAAATCAGGTTCAAGGGCGGAAGGCCGTTGCTGGTTGGTGGTCAGGTGGCCGGCAGCCAAACGTGCTGCTGCGAGAATCCGACGCCGCCGGCGTGCTACTGCCCTGACTTTTGCTCCTACTTCGCAGAGGTACTTTCCCCGTCGCGGCTCGCCGTCAAGAGTCCGGTGGTAGTCTGCGATCCGCCGCAGAACTTCGGAGCGACCGTTGACCATCCCGACTACGAGTTTGCTGACGTTCTGTTTGCGCCGGGGTGGACTTATTTCGAGACAGATCAATTTAGCCTTGGATACGCGTTGAACTTCCAGGCTTTCGCGTTTTTTCAAGCCGGAGTTGGGTACAACACTACACACCTATTGCGCGGGGAGTGTTCAAGTGACATACAAATCAACCTGTACGCGACAGCCAAGGTTTACTGCGGACAGAACCCTCTTTTGCCGCCTTCGGAAGCGTTCTCAAACGTCCCGATATTGCAGGCGACATACGGACTGTATTTCAATCTATTCAACCGAAATGCTTCTGAATGCCTACAGGCTTGCCGAGCGTTCTTGAGGTACGACAAGTTCATTCCGCTGGCTGCGGAGTGTGCCTACAACTCAGATCGAGTCTGCTCCTCGACGTTTGGTGCAGGCAGTCCACGAAGTGGATATCGCCACATACAAACCCCGCTCGACATCTCAATAAACCTTGACGGCGTGACAGTCGGCGGGGCGTTTTTTGCCAACGATGAGGCAGTTTCGTATTCATGCGTTGACCCTGATCCAGAGTTTGTCGATTTCGTAAACAGAACTGTCGACGAACACGCAGCCACCTTTCGCATCACCTCGCGGCCGTCGTGCAAAATAAACGATTGCTCGTGCGGGCAAAGCCTCGCTGGCATTTCTCTGCAACTCTACGGCGAGACGTTTACCGTCGGCAATGAACCCCAACCACTCCGCGGGCCTGGTCTATACGCTGGTCAGTATCAGTGGGAATACACGGACTCAACCTCTAGCCCCGTGGTGGACTACTATCAGTGGGACGATCTCTTTGAGAACATTACGAAATACGTTCGCGCAGAGATATTCTGCTCCAGCGAACAGCAGGGAGGCGGCAACGTCGGGCCGCCCGACAAAGATGCTTGGTATCTGATTATCTATAGCCATTGCTACGAGTGGGACGGCGTCAATCAAGTCTCGCAGACGACAGACACATACGTCGGTGTATACGAGTGCTACGAGCACTGCGATAAGTTTCTGCCATCTGGAACGCCGCCCGAAATGTATCTGGTATCGAGCGTCACCACTCCCGGCCTTGATTCGTGCTCTCCGCTGGCAGCCACGCCTATCGTCATAGATTTCGTGGAGTGCCCGGAATGAACAAGCCGCCGCCGACAACCGCCGAGGACCGAGCGAAGGCAATGGCGTTGTTTCGCGAGAAGATGGCTGTGCCAAAGACTGAAGGCCCGCTGCCGGAAATGCCGGGCATCCTTGAGCGCCTCGGCAACTTCGCCACCTCTGCGGCGAGGCACGTCGCCGCCGGGGCCCCCCGCTGCACCGATGAGCAAGTGGCCGCCCGCCACGCGATCTGTTCGGGGTGCGAGTATTTCGATGGCAAAGCCTGCACCAAGTGCGGCTGCCCCGTGAGTCGGGAGCGGGCCTATGTCTCCAAACTCTCCTGGGCTGGCGAATCGTGCCCGGTGGGCAAGTGGGGACCAGAAAACAGCGGTTGACACCCGTACACCTATCCGCAAACTGGCTGGTATCGGAGGCAGCATGGCGAAGCCGGTATTGCTCGACGAGGTGCTGGCGAATCTTCCGCGTCGAACGCGGCAGAGTTTTGCCGACGTGCTGCCGCCGGAGATTCTCGCCGAGGTCGAGGAGATCCGGTCCGAGTTTCGTGCCGGACGAATCAACTGCAGCAAGACGGGGTTGGGTAAGGCCATCGCCAAAAGCCTCGCGTCTCGCGGCATCAACGCACACCAGGGCACGGTGACCAGATGGCTCGACGCCCGCTAATCGCCGACGTGGTCGACAATCTGCCCCAGCCGTCCCCGGCGGCCGAGGCCGAGCATGTCACCAAACGCACCGAGGGTGACAACGTCGAGGCCCGGAGCGTCTCGCGGACGATCCGCACGGTCGACGATTTGCTGCGGCATATCGAGGCTGACCTCGAGCTGTACCAGGTGGCCCAGAGTGAAGCGACCAAATGGGAGGGGATGAGCGTCAATCGCGAGACCGGTCGACCGGAGGTCACCGAGCTGTTCCGGGTGTTTGTGCGGCTGAAGCCTAAGCCCGGCCCCGGCGTCCGCGAGTGCGTTGAGGCGATGGTCGCGTCGGCATCAAAGGGCGTGCGTGTCCACGGTTCGCGAACTGCGAACAAGCCTTCCCGCAAAGGAACTTGGGCCGTGCTCGTCGTAGCCGACACCCATTTCGGGAAATACTGCTGGGAGAAGACAACCGGCGAGGCCGACTACGACCTGGACATCGCCGCGAGGCTGGTCGAAGAATCCGCTGGCGAACTGCTAGCTATCGCAAACGGCTACAAGCCTGGCCGCATGACGGTCGGGATGCTTGGAGATCTCTTTCACTACGACTCGCCGGCCGGCACCACCACCAGCGGCACGCCGCTCGAGCGGGACGGCCGGCTGCAGAAAATGATCGAGGTCGGCACCGACTCGCTCATCGGCGTGATCGACGACGCGGCTGGAGTAGGGCCGGCGGACGTTGTTGTGGTCAATGGCAACCACGATGAGACGCTGACGTGGGCTTTCCATCGTCTTCTCGTTGAACGATATCAAGGCCGCGGCCGGGTACACATCGACGAGAAGTTCACGCCCCGCAAGTATCTCGACCACGGCCGCAGCCTACTCGGGTTTGTCCACGGCCACCGGGCAAAGAGGAAACTGCCGCAACTCATGGCGATCGAGGCGGCCCAGGCGTGGGCCCGCTGCCCCTACCGAGAGATCCACACCGGCCACCTGCACCACCAATCGGCCGAGTGGTCGCGGCCGATCGAAACCCTTGATGGGGTGCTGGTGCGGGTCGCGCCCAGCCTCGGGCCGGCAGACGATTACCACGCTGTCAACGGCTGGCTGGGGCAGCGTCGGGCGATGGAGTTGTTCATCTACGACGAGGCTGGCGGGCTGGCTGCGATGCACGTCGCCGGCCCCCGGATGGAGGTGCCGGCGTGAGCGAACCGCTCTCCGACGAATACATCGCGACGGCCGTGCGTGACGCCCGTCGCTTCCAGGGCCAGTGGTGTGGCACGTCTGGAAATCTAGCGGCCCATGTAATGCGGCTCGTAAACGAGAGGAAAAGGATGCTGGAAGCAACACGGTCGAGTGGCGTGGCGGATGCGGCGGGGACGGCGGCGGAAGTCGCCGCAGCGTGGGCGAAGTATCGGCAGAACGGACCGGTCGAGAGGGCGGTCTACGGGGCCGACGGCGATCTGCCGGCGACCACCGAGGCAACCCCGGCCGAGCAGCTCTGCGAAAAGACCGCCGAGGTCATCCGCGACCGACGGCCAAAGTACGGCGGGCCAAAACACCACTTCGCCCGGACGATCGGCATGGTCAACGCGGCCTTCGCCGACGTGCTGAAGCGACCGCTCACCGAGGCCGATTGGGCCACCATCATGATCCTCGACAAGATCGCCCGCTTCCGGGGGCCGGGGGCCACTGTCGACGGCCCCGTCGACATCGCCGGGTATGCCGCTTGTCTCTATGAGGTTATGGACCGGACCGACTAGTGAACAAGCGTACAATGGCAGTAGAGGACCGACGTGGCAAATACGCATGAATGGCTGTTTCGCACTACCGGCCGAGGGCGTGAGCCGCTCGCGGCACCGGAGGAGGGCGGCAGCCATGTGCATTACCAACCGACTCGCCGGGCCGGCATCGGCTCGATCACGAGTACGCCCCCGGGCCGACGACCGCTGACGTTCCTCGAATATCTCGCGATCCGCTCCGGCATGACGCTTGCCGAAGTAACCAAACTCCACGACGAAGGGAAAATCCACTGATGCCTACCTCTCTCACGGTTGCTGGCACGACCCGCCTCGCCTGGTCCCTATCTGACGCCCAGTCGTCCGCCGACTACTCTGCCTCGGGCGAGGATCGCACGTCGCGTGCGATCTCCAATGGCACGGCCGCAGGCCAGGCCAACGTCGCCGCGAGCGCGACCATCACCGGCACGCAGGCTGGGTTTTCGCTGGCGATCACGGGGATCACGGGGTCGGTCCTCGGGGCCGTCCAGACCGCCCGCGTGAACACCGTCCGCGAGCTACTCGTCCAGGTGAACACCGGCCCGACCGGCGGGTTCGTGACCCTGACGCACCCGGGGATCTCCGGCGTGCGGGTGGGCGTTGGCGGGCAGTTCCATCTCGCCGACTACGGCAGCGGCATCACCGGCGGCACGCTGGCGTTCGCCGCGAGCGTTGCCGGCACCTACACCGTGGACGTGACCGCGGTCGGTGTGGGGACGTACTCGTGATCGCGGACGCACCGATCGCCGTCGCCGAGGCCGCCCCGGGGGGCGTGCTCACAAAGGTGGACGCATTCATCAGCGCCGCCCGATCAGCGGCTGCCGACGGTCTCACCTGGTCTGAGTTTGGCGAGCTGCTGGTCGCTCTCCTCCACCTGGCGGTCGCGGCCCTAGACGCTGTTACCAGCATGACGGGCGAGGAGAAGAAGTCCGCGGTGCTCGACGCCGTGGGCCGGCTCTTCGATGCCGTGGCCGACCGCTGCGTGCCGCTGGTTCTCTGGCCGATCTGGGGCCTCGTCCGCGGCCCGGTCCGGCTCCTGGTGCTCGCCCTCGCGTCCGGGGCGGTCGAACAAATCCTGCCACTCGTGAGGCTCGCATGATCCCCACTCTCCTGGTTCTCGCAGCGGTGGCAGCCTGGGGCTGGCCGCACCTCCAGCCATTTGCCGAGAAGGCAAAGGCCGCCGCCGCCAAGCTCACGCCCCGCCACTACGCCGGCATCGCACTGGTGGCCGCGGCTATGGCATACGGGCTCATCCCGCCGGCGTCCCCCGCCCCCGGCCCGACGCCGTCCCCCGACGCCGGCCCGCTGTCGCTGGCCGGGTTGTTCGCGGGGGAGACTGCCAGTGAGGACGCGGCCCTTATAGGGGCAATGTGTTCTGAGTTGGCCGACGAGATCGAGTTTTCATCCGGCAAGCCGGACGGCTACCTCTCCACCGGCGTCGCGGTCGACGAGCTGCGGAAGCGGACGCGGATCCTTCGCTGCCGTGGTATTTCGATAGGTGACCGGCAGCCGTCCGCACGCGATGCAATCGCCAAGTACCTCGACGGGGCCGTGGGCACCGACGGCGGGCCGCTGACCGCCGAGCAGCGAACAGCCTGGGTCGTCGCGTATCGAGACTTGGGGAGGGCTGCCACCGATGCGGCGAAGTGATTTCTCGTGGTCGGCCATCGCGTTCGTGGCGTTTGCGGCGGTGCTGGGCACGATCGTCTCGCGGTACGTCTCGCGGCTGGCCGACCGAGTCGAGAGCAACTTCGGTTACGTCCCCGACGCTGAAGGCACGCGGGAGTTCCTTCGCGAGCTTGACCAGCCGCTATTCCGCCAGGCCGGGGCCGAGGTCATCGCCGGGGCGAAGGGGCACGATGCCTACCTCTACCGTTTCGCCGACCGTTGCCACCGGCAGCGTTACGGCAAGCCGTTCGGGCCGTGGAACCAGGGCAGTGCCGGGACATGCGTGTCATTCGGCTGGGCAATGGGCAGCTACATCGGGCAGTGTGTCGATCACGTCGCTGGCGGTCTGGCGGAATGCCCGCTGATCGTGGCGACCGAGCCAATCTATGGGGGCTCGAGGACCGCCGGCAGGATGCCGCCGGTGACCAACGCCGGGTTCTCCGACGGTTCCTACGGCGGTGCTGCCGCCCGCTGGGTCTCGGGGCGGTGTAAGGATCCGGCGGTTGGCGGGATCCTCTATCGCCAGGTCTACGGCGACACCGACCTCACGGCCTACTCAATCGACCGCTCCCGGCAGTGGGGTGCGTATGGCGTCCCTGCCTCGCTGGCGAAACTCGGCCGCGAACACACCGCCCGGTCGGTCGCACTCTGCGAGGACTGGGAGTCGCTGACGGCGGCGCTCGAGTCGGGCATGTGCGTGCCGATCTGTAGCAATGTCGGATTCGCTACCGGCGATCGTGACGCTGACGGGTTCTGCCGGCGGTCGGCACAACCCTGGAACCACTGCATGGTCGCGTGCTCTTTGAAGTATTCGGCGAACAACGGACCCGGGTCCGCCACCCCGATGAAAAATCCACGCGACGGGATCCTCATATTGAATAGCTGGGGGGGGTCGTATGTCGGTGGTGGCAAGCACCCCGCCGACCAGCCGGATGGCTCGTTCTGGATCTCCCGCCAGGACGCGGAAGCGATCCTGGCCCAAGGCGATTCATTCGTAATCGGTTCGGTCGACGGCTTCAAGTATCGCGACCTCGATCACGCCGGCTGGCTGCAGCCGGCCCCGGCCCCGACCGACGCGGCGAAGCTTCCGGCAGTCAATCACCACCTCGCCCTCTGAGTGTTGTCATGACAAAACGCAACGTCGTTCTCTCTTGTCTCGGCTGTCTCGTGGCCGGTTATCTGGCCGCATCGGTTCCGGGGTTCGACCCGGTGAATCCGTTCAACCCCCGGCCGCAGCGGCCGTTTCTCAAGTTCGTGTCGCGGCTGGCGAAACTTGGCTTGTGGATGACTGTGTTCGCTGAGCCCGCACCGCGGCCGGTCGAGGAACAGTATGCGGCCGCTCACTGTGGCGACCGATCACTCGTATGTCATGCGGAGGGCTGGTGATGTTCTCGATCATTCTGTGGGTCGTGTTCGGCTGGATCGCGGGATCGGTAGCCGAATGGTTGTGGCCGCCGGTCAAGCCGTCGAGCCGCTGGCAGACGATCGCCGTCGGTGTTGCAGGATCCGTGGCCGGCGGTCTGGCCGGTTCGCTCGTGAGCGGTGACCACTATCGGCCGGCCGGCCTGGTGCTGTCGGTCGTCGGTGCGGTCGCGTGCATGGCGATCTGGCGACAACTCGATGAGGTACAGCCATGAGCATGATCTGGCGTTGGGTTGTGTCACTGCTGGTTTGGCTGTCGGCCGACCACGACCGGATCGCGACCGAGCCGGCCCGGGCTGCGGCTGCGGTCTCGGCAGCCAGGGCGTCGATCCTCGAGGAGATGGCGGCGAAGCCGCCGGTCCCGGTGCCGGTGAAGTCGGGCACGACCTGCGTCTCCGGATCCTGCCCACCCCGGCGGTGACGAGTGAGAGAAGCGATCACCCAACTGCAGGCGCACGTCCGCTACCGGTTGGGGTCGCGGGTGACCTACGCCAAGCCGTGGCGGGTGGACGGTCTCACGAGGTTGGTTGTGCGGCATTGGCCGCACTCTCACCTTGAGGACGCCGCGTCGAACGGCGGGCGGAATCACGCATCCGTCCGGCTGGCAATGCTTCTGATGCAGGCCCAGGTCCGCGAGCAGTGGGAAGCCCGGCAAGGCTCCGGCCCGCTATGGGATGCGATCCTTTCCGGCACCACGTCGGCGATCGGGGTGGTGCTGCTGGATCTCTGGTGGCCGTCGCCTGGCTGGCGGACGACGCTGCGGGCGATGGCACGGTCACTGGCCGAGGATCGCGAGCACGGCGTCGATCGCGTCGTGGACGGCACGGGCGAGCCGGGAGTCGGTCCCTAGTTCTTGGCCGATGCGGACCAGGAGCAGGCTGCGGATGGCGTCGTTCCAGGTGGGGCGGGTCATTGAAACAACTCCTGAGCCATGAGCTGGGCCGGGAAGCCGGCGATCGGCACGTCGGCCGGGCTGGTTGTCCATTCGTATTTCGATCCGGACGGATGGATCGAGGGAGGGAGCACCGACTGAGCGGCACGGCCGCCGATCCGGATCTCCAGGTCGTCGGCTTTGATGACCGCGGTCTCCGGCATCCACGGTTCCCAGTGGTAGAGCCGGTGCTCGCCCCGGGCCGATCGCCAGGTCGGGGTTGGGATATCGAGCAGGCCGAATGCGGCGAGCTGGTCGCGGCCCTCGGGCGTGTCGTATTCAACGTCGACGACGCCGGAGGCGGGGCCGAGCAGAATGCCGATGTTCGATCCGGCGTCGAGCCACCGGGCCACGTCGTCGGGGTTGTTGGTGGCCTTGGTTTGCCATGCCGCACCCAGCGGGCGTTTCTCGCGGCGGGCCACGCGGATGATGAGGCAGCCGGAGTCGAGGAGGGCGAGGATGTCGGGGGTCATGCGGCACCTCCGTCGATCATTGTGAACGTGCGGGTCATGGGGATTCCGGCCGCATTGGTTATGCAAATGACCTCCTCGCGGATCGTCTCGCACCGCTGCTCGACCTCGGGGGCACCGATGTCGTAGTAGGTGTCGAGGATGGCAAACTCCTCGGGCATCTCACGCCCCCCGGCGATCGCGTGGACGATCGGCTGGGTGAGCGGGTCGCAACCGCGGAAGGCGTGGCGGGTGGCTAGGGTTTGATATCGGGCGATCGGGGTCATGGGTTGTGGGCTCCTGGTTGTGAAGTGAAAAAGCGCCACCCGTTTTGCCCCTGTCGGCAGGCCGGGTGGCCC